AAAGTTTCTTCAAGATAAAGATTATATTTACGATACTCACTATGGACCACACGATTTAGACGTAACAGAATTTAGTAATGGTAAAACCAGAAGAGAAGTAGCACTAGCTCTCGGAGTTAGATTTAGGATTGCTCCCAGATTACTTTTGGAAGATGGTATTCATGCAGTTAAGATGTTGTTACCAAGATGTAAGATCGATAGCGATAACTGCGCTGATCTTTTAATAGCACTCCGTCATTATCATAGAAAGTTTAATGATAAGGAAAGAATTTTCAAATCAAAACCAGTCCACGACTTCAGCTCACATATGTGTGATGCCTTAAGATGTCTAGCAACTGGACTAGATGAAAATAAAACAGATAACAAAAACTTACAAAGAGTAGCTGATAGCAGTTACCAAATTATATAATTATGTTAAAAAAAAAGAAAACTAAAAAGAACACTCATAAAATGCCTAATGGTAAAACGATGAGTGGTAGTAGCCATAAAGCATATTTAAAAAATAAGAAAAAAAGGAAATATTAATTATGTCATTCATTGCCAAACTATTCACACCGAAGATGCCAGTTATGCCTGTTATGAAAATGCCAGAAGTAGCTGATGTTCCAAACTATGATGATGAAGAAAGAAAGCTTGAAGCTGCTAGAGATTTAAAATTAGCAGCTAGAAATCGTAAAGGTAGGTCCTCTACAATATTAACAACTAACTCTGGTCTTAACGATAGCGATGAAGATGAGATTAGTAAAAAAACTTTACTAGGATAAGTCATGGGCGGATTTAGCGGAGGAGCATCAACTGGTGGCAGCGGAGGTTCAGGACCAGCTGGAAGAAAAACATCTGGAACTTACGGAACTAAAAGAGATGCAAAAAAAACATCAAGAAGAAATGAGTTTTCAAGTGCAGTTAAAAAAGCTGCAAAGTTTGTAGCTACTGGAGGAATTACTGGAGCTATACTTCGTAGTATTACATCTAGCAGTAAAAAAAAGAATAAAAAAGATAGTAGCGGAAATGTTTATAGTGGCGAAGCATTCGGATATAATGAAGCTGAAGAAAAAAAAGATTATAAACCAAATTCTTATGCAAGAGATAATGATAGAGACGATAATCCTCAAGGAATAGAACTTGCTAAACAATCTACAACAAGTGCAACAATTTTAGGTCCAGCAGAAATACAAAAAGAAGCTGCTAACAATGTTGAAGGACCAACAACTACAGAAATGTCTGCGGATCAGATTTTATTAGGAAATAAAAGAAAAGGCAGAAGAGCAACCAATATTACAGCTAAAAAAACATTAGCCAAGAATTACACATTAAGCACAAAATCTTTACTAGGATAATTTATGTCACTTTACAGAAATATTAATAAAAGAAAAAAAGCTGGTACATCCAGATCTAAAAAGAAATCAACTGTATCTAAAAAATCTTATGCAGCAATGAAACGAGGATTTAAGAAAAAATAATGCAAGATCAAGAATTAAGGAAAAAAGCAGCTGAATTAAAGAATAATCTATCAAAGTTGATGGAGAAGAGATCTAACTGGGAGCATCATTGGCAAGAGGTAGCTGATTATATGTTTCCTCGTAAAGCTGATATTAATATTGATAGACCTAAAGGTGATAAAAGACACCAAGTTATCTTTGATGGTACAGCAATACATTCATTAGAATTACTAGCTAGTTCATTACATGGAATGCTTACATCATCAGTTAATAGATGGTTTGGTTTAAGATTTAAAGAAACTACTATTAATCAAAATGATGAAGCTAGAGAATGGTTAGAAGAAGTTACAGATAAGATGTATCTAGCAATATCAAGATCTAATTTTCAACAAGAAGTATTTGAAACCTACTTTGATCTAATTGCTTTTGGTACAGCTTGTTTACAAATTGAAGAAGATGAAGATGATATTATTCGGTTTTCATCAAGACATATAAAAGAATTATATATTTCAGAGAATGCTAAAGGCATGGTCAACTGTATTTACAGACGATTTAAGATGACAGCTAAAGCAACTGTAGAAAAATTTGGTATTGATAATGTCAGTTCAAAAACTTTAAATGTATTTAAGAAATCTCCATTTGAAGATGTCGATCTATGTCATGTTGTTAAACCAAGAGATATGTATAATCCTAGAAAACAGGATAAACAAAATATGCCTTTCACATCATGTTACTTTGAATATGATAGTGGACACATTATTTCAGAAGGTGGTTTTAAAGAATTTCCTTATGTAGTTCCAAGATACTTAAAAGCATCTAATGAAATTTACGGAAGATCTCCAGGCATGAATGCGTTAGCAGATGTAAAAATTTTAAATAAAATGGTAGAGATTGGAATGAAGGCGGCAGCTAAACAAGTTGATCCACCTTTGCTAGTACCAGATGACAGTATGCTTATGCCAATTAGAATGTCTCCTGGCTCTATTAATTATTATAGATCTGGATCAAGAGATAGAATTGAAACTTTAAATATTGGTGCAAACAATCCGCTAGGATTAAATATGGAAGATCAGAGACGACAAGCAATCTCAGCTACATTCCATGTTGATCAATTATTAATTACAGAAAACCGTAACATGACAGCAACGGAAGTTGTGCAACGTAATCAAGAGAAGATGAGAATACTTGGTCCAGTATTAGGTAGATTACAATCAGAGTTATTACAGCCTATGATTATTAGAATATTTAATATTATGTTTAGAAATAATTTATTTCCAGAAGCACCAGAGGTTTTAATAAATCAAGAAATAGATGTTGAGTATGTATCACCAATGGCACTTGCACAAAAAGGTGAAGAGCTAAATTCTATTGTTAAAGGTTTAGAATTATTTGGTAACATATCGCAATTAGCACCATCAACATTAGATTATATAGATCCATCAGGACTTGTTAAAAATATAATTAAAATTCTTGGACTACCAGCAACAATGATTAGATCAGACGCTGAAGTTCAACAAATAGCAGAAGAAAAAGCCGAAGCAGAACAACAACAAATCCAGGCGCAGCAAGAACTAGCACAAAGTGAAATGGCTAGAAATGCAGCTCCAGCAATTCAGGCGGTATCTAATGCAGAAACAGCAGAACGAGAACAGCAGCAATAAAGTAATTAAAGATTTAATAAGAAACTATAAAGCAACTTTTGGATCAGACGATGGCAAAGCAGTCATGGCTGATCTTGAAAAAAGATGCTTCTACCACACATCAACATTTAGTAGAAGCGAACCAAACGAAACCGCTTTTTTTGAAGGACAGAGAACTATTCTGTTATTTATAAAAAGCATGATCAATCATAAAGAGGAGTAATCTATGGATCAGACAACTGAACAAGCAGTTCAACCTGAAGTAACGCAGACAACTACAACGCTTACAACAGAACAACCACCAGCAGAAACAACACCAACAACACCATCGGTAGATTTTCAATCTCTTATTCCAGAAGAATATAGAGAAGAAAAGTCATTACAAAATTTTAACAAGATGGATGACTTTGTTAAATCATATCTACATTCACAGAAGATGGTAGGTTTAGATAAAATTCCAGTTCCAAATAAACACGCAACTGACGATGATTGGAAAGAAGTTTATAAAAGATTAGGTAGTCCAGAAACTAGCGATCAGTATAAATATTCTTTACCAGAAGGTCATGCAGTACCAGAAGATACTTTAAAAAGTTTTTCCGAAGAAGCTGTAAAGTTAGGATTACTTCCTAATCAAGCAGATGGCATTATGAAATATTATAATGATGTTATCAATCAAGGAGAGACTGATCAAAATATTAAATCTGAAGCAGCTAGAAAAATATCTGAACAAGAGCTTCGTAAAGAGTTTGGATCTACATTTGATAATAGAATAACTGGTGCTAAAAATTTAGCTACAGCTACTTTAGGTGCAGACTTTTTAAATACCACTATGTTAGCCGATGGTAGTAAACTTGGAGATAACACACAGATAGTAAAAGCATTTGCAAATTTATCTGAAAAATTATCTGAAGATGATATTGTTAAAGGAGATACTCCTGACTTTATGACGACTAACGATATAACAAAACAAATTGGCGCTTTACAACAAAAAGGATCAGCATATTGGGATAAGAAACATCCAGCTCATTCTGTAGCAGTTGAAGAAGTAGCAGCATTAATTCGTAAGAAAAATAACGAAGATGCGTAACAGTTTTATCTAACGAAAGTTAGGTGAATAAAATCAAAGACAATCGTAAGACCTTTGTTGACGTTAGGAAAGACTAACATCTGAATGATGTAAATTTCAGGAAGATCCGCAAGGATAATCATCCGTTTAATTAAACTTAAACTAACATAAATAAAGGAGGAACTTATTATGAGTTCTAACATAACAACTTCATTCGTTGAGCAATACTCTTCGAATGTAACTTTACTTTCTCAAGCAATGAGTAGTAAATTAAGAGGTGCTGTAGATGAAGAAAGTATCGTAGGTAAAAATGCGTTCTTTGAACAAATCGACAGTACAGCAGCGGTATTGAGAACTTCAAGACATGGAGATACACCTCAAATCGATACACCACATAGTAGAAGAAGAGTTTCACTTTCCGACTATGAGTGGGGAGATCTTATTGATGATACTGATAAAATCAGAGCATTAGTAGATCCAACTTCAGCTTATGCAAAAAATGCAGCAGCGGCAATGAACAGAGCAATGGATGATGTAATCATTACAGCATTAGCTGGTTCAGCGTCATCTGGTGTAGCTGGAGCAACTGGAGTAGCTTTACCTTCAACTCAAAAGTTTGCGACATCAAATCAATCAGATGGTTTGACAGTAGCTAAACTTTTAGCAGCAAAGAAAAACTTTGATAACAATGACATAGATCCTTCAAGAAAAAGATATATCGTTTGCGCTCCTCAAAGTATTGCTGACTTACTTGCAATAACAGCGGTTACTTCAAGTGACTTCAATACTGTTAAAGCATTAGTTCAAGGTGAGATTAATACTTATCTAGGATTTGAGTTCATCATGTCTAATAGACTTAAATTTGATGGAACAAATGGAGATGACAGATTGATTTATGCTTTCACAGAAGATGCGGTTAAACTTGCTATCGGAAGTGACATCAAAGCTAACATATCTGAAAGAGCTGACAAATCTTACTCTACTCAAGTTTACTACGCTATGTCTTTAGGCGCAGTAAGAATGGAAGAGAAAGCGGTATTCCAAATACCTTGTCACGAAGCTTAATCATATAATCATAGGAGAATATAAAATATGACTACACTAAATACAGCTTTAGTAGCAAATAGTTTAGCCTCACCACAAATTCTTAATGATGCCGCAGAATTGCATGGCGTTTTAAGAGTTGCCGCTGGTACAGCTGAATTAGCTGCTGGAGACAGTACAGACAACGATGTTGTTTTGTTAGCACCTATACCAAGTAAAGCATCTATATCTCAACTTTTTGTTGGATCAGATACTTTTGGTGGTTCTTGCACATTCAATGTTGGTGTTCACAATTACGATGGCACAGTAGCTGACGAAGATTGTTTTTCAACTGCGGTAGCAGATGCTGGAGCAATGACTGACGTTAGATACGAAGTAGCTACAATTAATACAACTGGACAAAAGTTGTGGGAAATTGCTGGTTTAAGTTCAGATCCAGGAGGATTGTTATATATGTCTATAACTTTCGCAGCAACTGGTGGAACTGCTGGTACGCTTTCATGGAATATTAGTTACGCAGTTAATTAATATCTAATTTACTTGGCGGATGAAATATTCCGCCAGGTATTACAATGACAAAATTTGTTTTAATACTTCATCTTTGTTTATTCATTGATGAACCAAAATGTATTTCATCACAGACAATGGCTTTCGAATTTGAGGACTATTATTCTTGTGTAAGAACTGGTTATCACCAAGCTTATAAAAGCATGGATGCTATGACTAAAGAAGAAATTAACACTAGCAAAATAGCTATAAAAATAGAATGCAAAGAACTTCAAGGAGTATAATAATATGGCATCAGTAGTAAATATGTGTAATTCAGCATTGAATTTGCTGGGTGCATCAACAATAGCAGCATTAACAGATGACACTAAAAATGCTCGTTTATGTAATCAAAGATATGAGCCTGTAAGAAATAGAGTATTTAGATCTCATGCTTGGAATTGTTTACACAAAAGAGTTCAACTTGCTCAAAACAGTACAGCTCCAATAGTCGAATATGATCATGCTTACGCATTACCTTCAGACTGTTTAAGAGTATTAAAAATTCATAACGGTACAACAGACAGTATAGCTAGTGATTTAAATTATAAATTAGAAGGTAGAAATATTGTTACAGATATTGATACGGTTTTTGTAATCTATATTGCATTAGACACCGATCCTAATAATTACGATACTTATTTAAGAGAAAGTATTTCACATCAACTAGCAGCTGATCTTTGTTATGCAATAACTAACAACGCAACATTAGCTAATCAATATATGACTAGAGCTGATGAAAGATTAAGAGAAGCAAGATTTATAGATGCTACTGAAAATAGTTTAGGAACTATTGAGGCTTCAGAGTTTACTAATGCTAGATTATAATGCCAAGAACTACAGCAGCATTAAATAGTTTTGTTTCAGGAGAATTTTCTGCAAAGTTAGATGGCAGAACTGATTTTGAAAAATATGCTTCTGGCTGTAAGACACTACAAAATATGTTGGTGCATCCTCAAGGTGCAGCAGCAAGAAGAGTAGGCACACAATTTATAGCAGAAGTTAAAACAAGCTCTGCTAAAACAAGATTAATACCTTTTGAGTTTTCAACTACTCAAACTTATATTTTAGAATTTGGAAATACTTATATCCGAATGTATAAAGATAAAGGTCAGATTACAGAAGGTGATGTAACTATAACTGCAATTACAAAAGCTAATCCAGCTGTAGTTACTGCTAATGGACATGGTTTTACAAACGGACAAAATGTAATTATAACTTCCGTTGTAGACATGACGCAAGTAAATGGCAAAACATTTAAAGTAGCAGAAAAAACTACTAACACTTTTGAATTACAAAATGTTGATGGAACAGACATTAACTCATCAGCCTTTACTACATACGGTTCAGGTGGAGACGCAAATAGAATTTACGAAATTGTAAGTCCGTATTTATCAGCAGAATTATTTGAACTAAAGTTTGCTCAATCAGCAGACGTTATGTATATCACTCATCCAAATCACGAAGTGATGAAGTTATCAAGAACTGGTCATACATCATGGACATTAACTGAAGTTGTGTTTACTGCTGGTCCTTTTCTTCCAACTAACACGACAGCAACAACTATAACTCCTCAACAAACAGCAGCAGCAACTGGTAAAACTTTAACTTTATCTGCTGTGACTGGTGTTAATGGTGGGGTGGGTTGGTTAGCAACGGATGTTGGTAGAATAGTAAAATTCAATAGTGGTGAAGCAATAATTACCGCTAGAACAAATGCAACAGTTGCAGTTGCAACAATTACTACAGCTTTTACTAATGATAATGCAATAGCAGCATTCAATTTAGGTGCATTTAGTGACACTACTGGACATCCTTCTTGTGTATCTTTCTTTGAACAAAGACTGGTATTTGCTGGAACTAAAGATGAGCCACAGACTTTGTATTTCTCTAAATCTGGAGATTACGAAAACATGACAACTGGTACTAATGCTGATGACGCTATGGTTTACACCATTGCCAGTAACCAAGTTAATAAAATTAGATATTTAAAATCAGTAAGAACTTTATTGATAGGTACTACTGGTGGAGAGTTTACAGTTTCAGCAGATGGTACAGATGCAGCAGTTACACCAACTAATGTAACTATTAAAAGACAATCTTCTTTTGGTGCAGCTAACGTAGATGCTCAACCAGCTGGTAATGCAGTATTGTTTTTACAACGTGCAAAAAGAAAAATTAGAGAACTTGCATATAACTTTGATGCAGATGGATATGTTGCTCCTGATTTAACTATACTTAACGAAACCGTTACTGATAGTGGAATTAATGAAATGGCTTATCAACAAGCACCAGATAGTATTTTATGGTGTGTAAGAGAAGATGGAATTTTAAGTGGACTAACTTATCAAAGAACAGATAATGTTGTCGCCTGGCATCGTCATATTATTGGTGGTAAATCTGACACGACTAAAAATATTATTCAACAACAAATTTCTTTTACTGCTAATACAACAACTGTTAATGGAACAAACAATACAATTACATTAGCGTCTCATGGACTAGCAACTAATGATCCAATTTATTATTATGCTGCTGCTAATCCGATAACTGGAATATCAAGTGGATCTCTTTATTTTGTAATTAGAACAGATGCTAATACAATTAAACTTGCTACGACTGCTGCTAACTCTGCGGCTGGAACAACAATAGGTTTAACTGGACCAAGTACAGCATCAACACAATTTATTTATCAAGGTGTAAACATATCTTCTAATGTTATTTATTCAGCAGCACATGGATTTAAAACTGGTGATA